GCCCAATAAGTTGTAGACATACTTATTGGGGAAAACGGTGTAAAGTCTACTGGTAGGTGTATTTCGCATAGGTACATTTTACTAATATAATCATCTAGTCATTCTTTAAAAATAATATAAATATAACTCGCTCTATATAATAAAATAAAAATGATATTAGATATTGGTGAAAAAGAAAAAGTTGTTGGTCAAATATATAAAATGACTAATACTACAAATGGAAAGGTTTATATAGGTCAAACACGTAGTCACAGATTAAACCATAATAAATATAGACCATTTGGATATTTGGGAAGATTCAAAGACCATATTTACGAAGCATTTTCAAGCAAAACAAAACAATGTAAGTGTTTGAACTCAGCTATACGAAAATACGGTCAAGATAGTTTTACTTGTGAATTAATTTACACTTGCAACGTGAATGAATTAAACGAACAAGAAGAACAATTAATCATTGAATACAATTCCAAATTTCCAAATGGCTATAATTTAACAAATGGTGGTAATGGGTTTACAGATGTTAATGGTGAATTTACTTGGAGAACCGAAATTCAAGAACCCAGAATATTAAAACCTCAACCCAAAAGTGACTATACGAAACAGTTGATTTCTACAAGGTTAAAATCAGCTCTTGATAATGAAGAACATCGGGAGAAAATGATGAAACTAACACAGAAACAACATTTGGCTAAAAAATATGAACTATCCAAAGATGTAGTAATTGTTGATGACGATATAGATAAATATATTCGGGTTCTTAAAAATAACACGAATAATACAGAATATGTCCGTATTGTCATTGATAAAAAAAGAATCACAACTTTTGTAGGAAAGCACGAACCAATAGATGAAATAAAAAAAAGAGCGAAAAAATTTATATTAGATTTAAAAGAATGGCAACGTAGCCAAATTGCGGGAACTTCTTTAGAGCCCATACTACCACCCCATAATGGAAACATAATGGGGGAACTCGGTTAATTGCCGAACCCAATGGTAAAAAAGTATGGGATTAGACAATCCGCAGCCAAGCTCCTAAGTCCGTTATGATAGGATATGGAGAAGGTTCAGAGACTAGACGGTTACGGGTCTTAAATGAAGGTTTAATCAACCGGATAAGGCACAAGGTATAGTCCGTCCCCTTAGGAGACTTTGGGGGAGTTTGACTGCATATGCAGTCAACAAAACAAAGGAAATGAATATGCATATGCCACAAAGTGTGTTGGCAGAAACCGAATTAAAAAATTTAGCAGCAATCCCATATCAAATGATAAGTCCAGCAAAGAATTCGCCAATCATTGGTATATTCCAAGATTCAATGTTGGGGTCATATCGTTTTACCCGACCAAATATTAACTTTACGCCCCGTGAAGCGATGAATTTATTGATGTTATCGCCGAATGTAAATATGGATAAGTTGCGTGAAAATGGTGACAAAATAAGTAATTTTGATATTTTATCCCAAATATTACCACCAGTAACATTAAAATATAAAACAGATTTGTATGATGAAGATGAAGAATATGACGACTCAAACAATGTATTAGAGATTCGTAATGGTGAATATATTCGTGGTCAAATGGAAAAATCAGTATTAGGGTCAACTACAAAGGGTATAATTCACCGTATATGTAATGATTATGGAAATATGCGTGCAAGCGAGTATATTGATGATATGCAAAATATAATAACTGAATACATGAAGTCGAGTTCATTCAGTGTAGGTATTAGTGATTTGATAGCTGACCGTAAAACCCAAGATAGTATTATACATGCAATATTGACACAAAAACAAGAAGTGCAATCAATCATAGAAAAGGTACACTTAGGTATATTTGAAAATAACACGTCAACCACAAATATTAGCGAGTTTGAAACAAGTATTAATAATGTGTTAAATAAAGCAACAGAACAAGCAGGTAAGATTGGTCGTAAATCTTTGAGTAAAAACAATCGTTTCTTGATGATTGTTAACTCTGGTTCAAAGGGTTCGCTTATTAATATTTCTCAAATGATATCTTGTTTGGGTCAAACCAATGTAGATGGTAAGCGTATCCCATATGGTTTTGACAACCGTACATTACCTCATTTCAGTAAATTTGATGACACTCCTGGTGCACGTGGTTTTATTGAGAATTCTTATATATCGGGTTTAACTGCTCCAGAGTTATTCTTTCATGCGATGGGTGGTCGTATTGGTTTAATTGATACTGCTGTAAAAACATCTCAAACAGGATATATTCAGCGGCGATTAATTAAAGGTCTTGAAGATATTAAAGTGGAATACGATATGACAGTTCGTAATAGTATTGGAAAGATTATTCAGTTTACATATGGAGATGATAATTTTGATTCAACAAAAACAGAAAATCAAAAGATTCCATTGGTAAGTATGACATTAGAAGATATTTATAATTATTATGATATAGCAGGTGTAAATAATGAGAAAACTGTGTTAAAGGACATATATACAAAAGGTACTATTTCAAGAATAAAGAAGCAACGTGAATCTACAAAGGATAAATGTAAAATATATATTGAGCAAATGATTAAGGATAGGGATTCATTAATAGAGGATGTATTTCTTAACAAAAATGAAAATGGTATTAAAATGCCAATCGCCTTCCAAAACACAATAGTTAATGTACAGGGTCAATTAAATTTGACACAAAATAGCCTTGTAGATATTACTCCTGAAGAAGCATTTGATTTAATTAACATATATTATAAAAAGTTGGAGAATTTTAATTATGCAAAGCCAAATGATTTATTTGAAATCATGTACTTTTACTATCTTACACCTAAGGATTTGCTTGTTCGTAAGCGTTTCCATAGAAAGGGACTCATTTTGTTATTAGAAACAATTGTAATGAAATATAAACAAGCATTGGTTCATCCAGGTGAAATGGTAGGTGTTATTGCTGGCCAATCTATTGGTGAACCAACTACTCAATTAACTTTGAATACATTTCATTTAAGTGGTGTAGCATCAAAGTCTAATGTTACTCGTGGTGTTCCTCGTATTGAAGAAATTTTACGTTTGACTAAGAATCCAAAGAATCCATCTATGACTGTATTTTTACACAAAAATGAAGAAGGTACTCGTGATAAGGCAGAACATTATGCCAATATGTTAGAACACACCAAAATTTCAGATGTAGTAAAAGGTGTTCAAATTTGTTTTGACCCAATTGACAAAGAAACTGTAATGCCAGATGACGAATTAATTATGAAACAATATTATGAGTTTGAAGATATTGTAGAAGAATGTAATAAAACTGAAACTACTACAGATGAAAATGGAGAGAAACAACAAACTTCCAGATGGGTCATCCGTATTACATTTAATGCAGAAACATTATTTGAAAAGAATATTACAATGGATGATATTCACTTTGCTATTAACAATAGTTATGGAGAAGAGGTTACATGTGTATACTCGGATTATAATGCAAAGAATTTAATATTCCGTATTCGTTTAAATAGTGATGTATTAAATAAGGCCAAGAAGCGTGGTGTTGCCAGTTCACTTGACCAGTCAGATGAAATATATATGTTAAGAAATTTCCAAGAAATGATTTTGAATACAATTGTATTACGTGGACTTCCTGGTATAACAAATGTATTACCGAGAAAGTTGCAAAATATGGTATCCAAAGAAGATGGAAAATATGTTCAAAAGGATATTTGGATTTTAGATACAACTGGTTCTAATCTAATTGATGTTCTTGGATTAGATTATATTGACTGGGTTAGAACATATAGTAATGACATAAAGGAAGTATTTGATACATTGGGTATTGAAGCTGCTCGCCAAGTGTTGTTTAATGAATTAGCAGAAGTTATGGATTTCAGTGGTGTTTACATTAACTATCATCATTTGAGCATATTGTGTGATCGTATGACAACAAACCAGAATATGGTGGCTATCTTTAGGTCAGGTATTTTAAATGATAATATTGGTCCAATTGCTAAGGCTACATTTGAAGTACACACAGAAGTATTGTTGGAATCAGCAAGACATGCGAATTTTGATAATATGCGAGGTGTATCTGGAAGTGTAATGATGGGACAAACCGGTAGTTTCGGTACAGGTATGTTTGATTTGGTATTAGACATGGAAAAAATGCAAACATTGGATACACAAGATATCTCTCGTAAAGACCGTAATGCTGAGATAAGTTCTATGTTTGGAAGTCTTGAAGATCCAAATGAACCATGTTCAAGAAATAATGTGGAGATTTCTAATTATATTTCCAATGTTACAGTACCAGAAATAGGTGAGTGTGATGATGATTATGATATGGGTATTTAGAAAAATATAAAAAAATTAGATATATTTCAAATTATATATAATTTTTTATTGATTATTTTATGATAATATTATATAATATAATGAGTACTCCGCCTCAGTTTCACATGGATGGTACGACACCCCCCAATACACCCAACCATAATCTTAATGAAAAAACACCTCCCAGAATACGTAGAATCGTAGACGACGAGATACACAGAATGGAAAAAAACTCATTAAAAAATGCGGAGATGAGA